GCCTGTCCGTGATGCCATTCATACCATTTTGCTAATTCGTTCCAAGTTAAACCCTTCTCACCTGTATCGAATAAAGCATTTAAGGCGTCATTCTGTCGTTTAGAAGTTGTGCCGTCTTCATCTTCTCGAATAACACGCTCTTTACTTGTATCAGATCCCGACCATCCTGAAGTGCCAGCATAGGGGGCAACGGGCTTGCTCTCGATAATTTTATTAAGCCTAGTTATCAGATCTTCAGTCATTAGGAAAGTTCCTGAACTCTTTTATTGAGAGCATCTTTAATCGTCGTGTTTCTTACTTTGATATCCAAAAAATCCTTTTCGTCTGTCCATATTTCCCGAAGACGAGTAACGTCGTTAGTTTCCATAATTAAATCTAGGATCTTTTCGAGGCGTTCTAATTCTTCAGGGGTCAGAGTGCGAACTGCGTAGAGTGGCGCTTTACTAGATTTAGTTTCTACTCTTTCGCCATCCCCTCTAGAGTTAGTAAGGTCGAATAAATCTCCCTTATGCCATAGATCTAGTGCCGCACCGAATCTCATTCCAGCATTACGCAACGCATCTCCGATTGCTTCTTTGATCGCTTGCGTACCTTTAGAGTTACCTGAATCTCCATAACCGATACGAGTTATTCCGCAGACTGTTAGGCGTATCCATAAACCACCACGCTCGTCGAGTTTAGGCAGTCCATCCTCACCTATTGCGAACGGTTCCCACGACCAATTAAGATCGGTTTCAAGTAATCGTTTGGTTAAAGCGGCGTGTCCTACATAATCTAACTTTAATCCACCTTTAGGAATTTGATTTATTTCATTAGGTGAAAACGGTTCCAGCATTTTTGATACGGGGTTTGTTGTTTTTTCGGTCATTTTATTTGCCTTCTTTCTCTAGTCGGTATATTTCTCTTACGCATATTTCTGAACAAAAACTTCTTTGATCTTCAGAGTTAGGTTGAAGATAATCAAGTTTCCAAGTAGTCATTCCGTTGTAAAACTCCACGGTGTTATTACATCTATCGCAAGTGAACATCCACTTAATTGCTACGGCTGAAATACTCATTACATCCACTCCCCTTCGATTAGAACGGTACATTTTGTTGGTCGCTTAGCGAATCCGAATAGAAGATCATCACTAGACGGAGTTACTGTTGCGGTAAAGCGAATCTGATCTCCAGCCTTTACATCGCGATACTCAGGAACGGATGACCATACTTTGAAACCTGAAGCATCCTGAACGAGCATCTTCATTTGAAATCCGTAATCATTTTCGTAAGACTTAACACTAAGAATGATTCCGTCAATAGAGATACGACCTTCGGGACACTTAACACCTTGAGCGAGTAGTTCAGAATTTTTAGCATCGCGCTCAGCCTTACGAACTTTTTGCTCATCAACCTGTATGAATAATTTAGCAACGAGATCAAGTTGTTTTGTAGAAAGATTAGCATCGCGCTCGAACTTTCCAGCGAGGTCAGAAAGAATGTAATGCTCTTCACGACGAGCGATAAGTTCATTAACGATTGGAAATTCAATCTTAAAAGCATTAACACGCTCAAGGATACTTTTGCGTTGAGAGTTTAGACGACCCTCTTTACGAAGAGCATCGAACTCGATGCGAGAAATTCCAAAACGAGAATCGAGGCAAGTTTCGCCTACGAGAATTTCTTCTCCAGTAGTTAAGTTTTTTAATTCAGCGACATATCGAATTGTGCGACCACAATGAGCGCAACTTGCTACGCTTTTATTTTCTTCATCCGCACCTAGATCATCTAAGCCAAGAAATTGATAATTAGCAGGATCGAAATCTTTATTACCAGCCTGATGAATTGTTGAACTTTTAGCCATCATTACGCACCGACCTTTTCGTTTTCTAAATGACTGATCGTATTTAGACTAACTTGGCAAGCAACTAGTGCGGCTTGTAAATACTTTTTTGATTCTTCTAGATTATTTTTTGAAACGAAGTAATTAGCAGATGATAGGAGTTTACGAGCGAGAACAATATCTACGCTTACTGACTTTTTGTTCATTTTAGAGCCTTTCGTTTGGGGGGCATTTTGCCCTGTTAGGAGTAATCTAAAGCGAAAACCCCAATAAGTCCATAATCTATTAAAAAAGATTTTGGGCGAGTCTTGTGCGAGGATAAGCCTATGATCCGAGTTCAGATAAGCCTATGGAGCCTAGCCGTCGTGGTTGAGGCTGAGTTGAAGTACCCCGATCAGATAGACGACATCGTGAACCGCGCTGGCACCCTTTTTGTAACAGGGCTGATGTCGGCTAAAAATCAGGGGTTAGATATAGCCCAAGTTCAAGTTATTGACTTCGGGCAAGAACCGATTGCCGAAGAGGATTAAGCCTTTTCCTGCTCAATAAATAAAAAAGGCGGAGCAGTATAGGGATCGTGCTTACTAGCAATCTCTAAAGCCTTCTCGACACTTGCTCCTGCTTCTAAAGCCCCTATCGCAAGACTAGATCCCGAACCAATTCCATAAAACCCTGTCGAGGTCAGACTCACGGCGAAATCGTCCGCTATGTCGAAAACTTCTCCACCTACGGCAATTAAGAAACCGAACCGAGGCTCGTCATCTTTATCGTCATCAAGTTTGAGATCGTTATCCTTAAAACATTGTTTTAGGGAAGGAATCACTTTAGCAATTAGAAAGTGATAAAAATCTTTTTTATCGGAAGCCGTAGGGTTAGGCGGAGTCCATATATGTTGAGCGACATCGCAGTAACTTGATAAACCACTTCCCGCAATTATGTATTGACCTTTTTGCGAGATCTTTATCATTCGAGGGTGATTGTATTTGCGCGTGGAAGTAACTAAAGAATCTGCCCCGAATAGGACTTTATCTTCAAACTGCACGGCAACGATCGTGGTCACTTAGTCCAGCCATAATCTGTACTCAGAGGTAACGCGACCCTTTTCAGGATCTACGAAGTGAAGTCTTTGAGAAGGCTCACCATTACTTGCGAGAAGATCTCTTGCGTATCGGTTTCCAGTTTCTACCGCACCCGACATAAATACAGATCCTTCACCGTTAGCCATATTCCAAGATTGATGTTGATGATAATGACCTATGTAAAGATCACGAAAGTCAAATCCTTTAGTAAGAGAATCAACTTCGTCGAAGAATTTATACGCGCCTGATTTCCATCTATCAGCGAAACGCACGATAGTCGAAGCCGTACCCCATCTAATTTCATCTCCGTGGATTAGTAACGCTTTGTAATTTCCAATAGTTACTCGCTGAATATCCTCTTTAGTCATTTGCCAAGTTAAACGCTTTTCATCCTTCAGGGCTTGGCCAGCGAACATATAAGTTAATTTGTCCCAGTTAATGTCTTTAGGTAACTCTCCGAACTTTCCAATTCGTCCGTGGTTTCCGGGCTCACATACGACTGTAACTTTTTCAAAATTAGCGAGAAGCGTTCTTACAATATCTATGAGGATGCGAGAAGCCTCAACGAACTGAGTCATTACATCCGAATCAACTTCATAAACCTGAGCAGGAAAGATCGTAGTGTTTTCTACGATATCTCCGCCAAGCATTAACACGATTTCCTTAACAGGGTGATCCGCTCTTTGAATATCAGAGATCTGAATTGTTTTTTCAACCGATTGCTTGACTAAGCGTTCACATTCTTTAGTGTTATAGGTAAGAGTTTGTTTGCCTAACTGCCAGTCCGTAGAGTGAAGTAGCGCAACCTCTCCACGCTTTTTACGAGTATCTTTAATCGGAGTAGGAACGGGCGGTACTGCTCCACGAGATAACATCGCATCGTGAGCCGCATTTACAACGGCTTGTGTGAAATCCTCTTTTTTTCTTTTAAGATCAGCAATAGTCTTTTGAGATCGCATAAGTGCTTTGCGAAGTTCAATAACATCGTCCGATTCGATCCCTTCAGGGATATCGCTAATACGGTCGCCGAGAGTCATTCGATCCCAATAATATCTTTGCCGTGTTTAATATAACCCTCTTTATCGAGCCACGAATCGTCTTTGAAAGGGTTGTAGAAAAGGCGAACAGACTTAAGCGCATCCATCATTAAGGCAACTTGATACGCAGGAATGTCGTCCTCTAATTTAAGAAAGGCAGACCATACGCGCCCAATAGTCGTGAACTCAGTAAAGGCATCGCCGTATTCTTCTAGGCGTTCTTCTAGAATTTGATCTACTTTATTTTTGGACATTTACACGACCCCCTTTTGTGATTATAGAAAGAGTCGTTACTTGTTTTATATCCTTCAGCCTTAAGCGCACGAATTAAAATCGCGGTCGGCACTTTTTTTTCTATTGCTATTTCTAAGGATTTTTGATCAGCGTCCGACAAAGAATCAAAAAGTTTTTTGAAAGAACATCCGTCGGAGAGTTTAGAAGTGTATTCGTTTAAGACATCGGCTAACGCCATATTTTGCCCCCTCTTAGGAAAGTAGCCTACACGGGAAAATTACGAAAAGCGATAAGAAACTCCATAAAAAAAGAGCCGCTGATTAGGCGGCCCTTTGATTACTTTTTGTTACTTTTTAGGAGTTCCGTCTGCGTTTAATTCAGCGACCCCATATTGATTTGTGAGTGGACTAAGGATCAGAGCAATAGCGGCAACTGCCGACCCTACGAAAGCCTGAACAGGCGCACTAAAGTGAAGGCTATGAATATATCCGACTCCTAAAGTGAAGGCTGATCCAAGTAAAGCAATTAAAGCGTGGCGTAATTGAGGTGATAGTTTCTCTAGCATTTTTTCCCCTTAGACTGGTATTCGAACAACGGTTCGAATGACGGTTGTGGCNCTTACCTTAGCGTAAACTCCATCGCCATTGGACTGATTAACCCCAATATGATCTGGACCAGTATTACCCCCCACCGTAGGCACGAGGTGAGTTTTAGGGTCAATTTTCCCTGCGGCTATTTCAATATGCTCGGCTTTTCCTGCGTGATCCCAGTCGAAGAGCAGTAGATCATTAGCCTGAATTTTATCAACGGGAACGATGAACTTATTCTTAATAGCCCATACTTCGAACGCTTCAACGCCAGCCGTTTTGAGAATTTTAGATGCTAGCCCTGCGTGGGAAAAACACCACACGACAAAAATCATACACCACGGCTGATGATTCAATCCGTACCATACGCCGTACTTATTATCGTTATTAGTACCCTCTTTGAAGCCGACCTCTTTTTTGGCAAGATCAATCGGTGTTGTCATTTTTTGCCTTCTCCTTTTTTCCAATTAGATTACGCACATATTTTTCGGCTTCGAAATCACTAGCCGAAGCGTGGTGAATTCCACCTACTCCCCTATGATGCTTTTCGCAGATCCATAAAAGGTTGTCTGCCGATTCTACCCACTTACCGACTTCATCCGCATTAGAAATTCCGGGATAATCTACTTCGAGCCATTTAAGATCGACTCCATTTTGTAAACTAAATTCAATATGAGCGTGATGTAATTCCAGCCCACCCGCGCAGTCTGAGAAGTCAGATCTATGCTCACCTATTGAGCATTTGGCGTCCGCTTTCGTGGAGTCGCGGTAATGGTTAAAATCTTTATAGTGGGGATCTTTTTCCCGTGGTTCGTGCGGCGGATAATGTACGACATAATTATTAGTAACCGCTTGATCGTGAGCATCCATTACCTTGCGCCTTCTTCGATGTGATTATTGAAACGCCCTTCTAACTTAGAAAGACTTTTTACTGTTTCTAAAGTCAGGCGAGTGTTTTCTTCTAAAGCCTGATCTTGCTTTTCATTACGGGCTTCGATTCGAACGAGAGAGTCCATAATGGAACCCCCACCATTACGCTTGTATGTGTAATTTTTTATCTCTTTTAACTCGCTCATAAACTTAAAATAAACTTTAGCCCCACCCCATACCATTGTTACGAGGAATACTATGAAGGCTGACGCTCCCCATATAACTTGAGTCCAACTAGCGGCATTGTTTAATTCTAGAGCCTGATCTTGCTTTTCATTACGCGCTTCGATTCGAACGAGAGAGTCCATAATGGAACCCCCACCATTACGCTTGTATGTGTAATTCTTGATCTCTTTTAACTCACTCATAAACTTAAAATAAGCCCTAGCCCCACCCCATACCATTGTTACGAGGAATACTATGAAGGCTGACGCTCCCCATATAACTTGAGTCCAACTAGCGGCATTGTTTAAGTTCATTTGCGCCCTTTCGGGTTATGTGTTTAGACGAGAGTAATTGACTTAATGATACCAGCCGAATTAACGAAACTCAGGGTAGTCGTTGTGGAGTTGTACCACATATCCCCATTACGATAATTAGTCGGGTTGGTAGTAACTATTGGTACGGTAAATCGGTTACCAGTTTCTAGTTTTCTAATACGATCATCGAAAGCGGCGAAAATATCTCTTAGCGCAGGTGGTTGATTTACATAAGGCATATCGGCTCAGTTCGTTGTTGTAGTA